CATCAAGCCAAATGGTGACGTCATCGGAGCCGCCATCGGTTTTGTCGATTTGTGCCGAGAACTGGATGTTGTAAGTGCCGGCGTTGGCGATGACGATTCGGCTGGTTGGTGTTCCGATTGCGACACCATCGGATTCTTCTGTGGTGTCGAAAGTCATGGGTGTGGCGGTGTCGGCGACGATGGTTTGGGTGGTGGAGTCGCTGAAGGAGCCGTAGTAGCCGGTCCATGGGGGCCCGGCAGGGCCGGCAGGGCCGGCAGGGCCGACAGGGCCGGAAATGCCAGCAATGACAACCTCGGGGACAGCCTGTGTCACTTGGATGGTGTCGGTTCTTTGAGTGAGTGTGACGTCTGTGAGTTTCACAGTCACTTGTTGACTCACGACCGGGTCACATCCTGCACAATGGTCACGGAACCGCCGAGGAGGGTGGTGACGGTTGTGCCGTTGGTTTCTTGGAGATCCCAAACAGCAAGGCCGGCGGTGAGAGCTGCCGTCGTCGAGGCCGAGAGTGTGGCGGCGAGAGTTCCAGCTGCTCCGGACACAATCGAGCAGGAGAAGGTGGCGAGGGCTGTGGCAGCGTCGGTGGTTGTGCGGATCTGGGCGGCGTAGGTGCGGCCTGTGATGTTCACAGGGGCGCCGGTGGAATCTTTAATGGCGACTGAGATGGTTTCGGTGTCGCCGATTCGAATGTTGAGGGGAAGGTTTGCCGGTGACATATCAGGGTCCCTTGTATGTGGAAACCATGGATGGGGAGTCGGTCGGGCCGATCTTGTCCGACGCGATAGACGTGAGAATAGAAAGTCCGGCGGCGATGGCAGCGGTGGCGGCCAGTTGCATCCAGTCGAGGCTCAGCCAATCCATCTGGGAGGCGCCTGCGAGGGCGACGAGTGTTTGGGCGAAGGTTTTGATGGCACGTTCTACGAGCTGCAAAACGAAGGATTTGGTGAACATTACGGTTTCCAATCTGGGCTTGGGTAGTCCTGCTCGTCGGGGAATTCGTGTTCTTCCGGATCGTATTCGTCCGGTTCCTCTTCGGGGCGGGTGAGGGGGATGATGTCGGGTTCGATGGTGATGGTCATTCTTCCTCCTCGTCGATCCATTCTTCCTCATCGGAGTCGACGTCGAAAGAGACAGAGACGGGGGCAGGGTTCAGGAGTGATCCGTAGAGGCAGTCCAGATAGCCGGCGGCGTCGGTGATGGAGTCTTTGAGCTGTTCGGCGTTGAAGCCTTCTTCGAGTCCACGCGCAATCCTTCCGAGCTTCATGCAAATCATGAAGAGAATTCCGGCGTTGACGTCGATGACATCGTCACCCCAAAGCGAGTTGAAGAGGTTGGTGACGCGTTGGTAATCCTCCCAGGGCGGTCCGTAGGCTCGGCCACGGTCGCCATGGACTAGGGCGAAGCCGTCGAGGAGGATTGAGGGCCAGGCGGCGTCGAAGTATTCGTCGACTTCGGGTTCTTCCATGTCGGGTCCTTATGCGGAGTGGATGTGTAGGTCGCCCCAGCCTCGAGGTCCGTAGCCGGTCCCGATGCCGAGGGTGAGAAGTCCAGCGGGTGAGTTTTGGCCGCTCATGTCAGTCCACCATGAAGAGCCACCATCCATCGCGGGTGCCTGCATGAAAGTCCGGCCAGAAGTTTCTGAACAGATGAAGTGGTGATAGTGACCGGTGATGAGGATGTCGGCGTCGGCGATTGGTTGACGTCCCATGACTTGGCCTTTCCACCAGTTTTCGAGTTTGGCGGCGGGATGTCCGGAGGCGCCGGCTTTGTGGCCGTGGGCGAAGGCGACTGGGATGCCGGCGATGTTGAGGACGAGGTTGTTTCCTGAGGCGAGGACGGTGGTGCAGCTGCCGTAGCGTTCCTCGTTCGCCTGGAGGATTTCGGCGACCTGTTCCACGACTGCGAGGTCGTCGTTGTCGGTGGTGCGGGTGAAGGATTTTCCGTTCAATCGGTTTTCGCCATGGTTGCCAGGAACAGCAGCTAGGACGATCCGTGGGGCGAGGCCGAGGACGTTGTCGACGGCTCGGAGGATGAGTCGGCGGGCGAGGCGCATTTGTTCACGCCTGTCCAAGTCGACGTTGAAGGTTTGGCCGGGATAGTGGCCGGTGCATTGTTCCACCAGATCGCCGAGGCCGACGAGGTAGACAGTGTCGACGGGTCGGCCTGCTTTTTTGAGTTCTTTAATGCGGGCCGGCAGATAGTCGAGGGTGCGGCAGATTCTTTCCACGGTTTCAGGGGTGCCGCCATTTGGCTCCCCAGCCTTTCCGAGCTGCCAGTCCGCTATGAGGACGACCAAGGCTCGGTCGGGCCTCTCAGGGCCTTTCAGAGGCTTCACAGGGCGCCTCTTCTCCACTAGGCGGCAGAGAGCGTCCACATCAGGTCGGTCATAGTCCAGTTCACGCGCGCGCAATGTCGCCCGGTAATAGCGAAGCCGCCGGCCGTCGTGAGTGTCCCAAGCTCGGACTTGGACAGATCCTTCGACCACTTCAGTGGTGAGCGGATCCAAGCCCCAGTCGGCGACGAGTTCAGACCACACCCCTGTTGTCGGGTCGGCCTCGAGGGGTGGAGTGGTGAGGGTTCCTTCTCGACCGTTCCATGCGACGCCTGGTTCCCAGCCTTGCGGATGGTTTCGTCGAGGCCGTGATCCTGCCGCTACCTCGTCAGCGAACGAGGCAGTTTCGTCGGTGTTTTCGGATTGAGTCGCCACGGATCTCCCATCCTCTCCGCTGCATTGCCCTAGAGATTGCCTCAGCGTTCCAGGACTGGTCGGCGAGGACTTCATTGACTTCGCCACGAGTTTTTGTGTCCATGTTTTTCAGTAGGACACAGAGTCGACATTCGATTCCGGAGCTTCGAGTTTCTTCTCGGACGTCGTCAGCAAAACTCATTTGCGCCACCATGGGGTTCGGGTTGTCATGCGGTGCAGGACGATATGGTCGTCAAGCCGGTCGGAAACAGTCTCAACCCTCTCGGCTGTGGAGTCAACCTTCTTCTCAATCCGGTCAAGTTTCCGGGAGTTCTCGGAGTGTTCGTCGGTGTTGATTCGACGGGTTTTCCGTGACTGCCAAATGACTCCGGCGAAGGCTAAAAGTCCGGTGACGGACGCGGCGATAATCGGTTCCCACTGCATGACATGAACACCCCTGCCGGTTAGATGGTGGGGATGGCGTCGACGAACGCCTGGTCGGCTACCCAAACGGTTTGGCCTTCGAAGACGAGGGTGTTGGCGCCCGGTGGGATGAGGAATTGGCCGCCGGATGATTGGGTGATGACCCACACCACGTTTTCGAGCTGCCCTGCTGGGATGTGCCATTTCCAGCCCAAGCCGGCGTCGGTCAAATAGATTTCGCCGGACTTGTCGCCTCGGAGTAGGTAACGCTTCATGTCTTCCTCTTCAGGGGTTGGAGCCGGGGGGATAGGTGTCTCATATGGTGGCCTAGCGATCTCGGCCATGCCACCACCATCGAACGGAAACCACAGGTCTTTAACTTTGGAGCCGCTGACATTGCCGTTTCGGGTCCATGCGCCGGTTTCGGTGAGACCGATAATCATGGCGACGTGGTCGTATCCGCCAGGTGTGGATCCCCATTCGAAGGCGACAAGGTCGCCTGGTTGGGCGGTGCGAATGTCGTAGGAGGTGCGGCCCTGTCGGCGGTAGTCGTCGAAGCAGGCGGAAACCCAGGCGTAGCGGATCGGGATTCCACACTCAGTCAAAGCCATCGACTGGAAAGCCATACACCAGGCCGTTCCTCGAGCCAACGGGTACCAAGCCCATGTCTCGTCGCCACCATCACCAAGGCGCGCGCCTTCGAAGTCGAGAACTTGCTGAGCGGTCGTCACTGGGCTTCCCGATCATCTGGGTTCGGTTCATCTGCTGGGGCCTCAAAGTAGGGGATGAGGCCGGCGGCATCAGGATCCGGGATAATTGGTTCGGTGTCAGTCATCAGACCGGTGCGCCGTATGGGCCGATGTCTTCGACTGTGAATTGTGTGGTGGCGTTTGCTCCATAGATTTTCAGCGTTCCTGTGCCTGCCGAGGCTTGCACGTCAAAGGTCAGAGTTGAGCTAGACGTTGCTGAATAAATTGAAACTGCGTTGTAGATTTGGTCGTTGATGTTTGAGTAGTTGTTTTCGATTCCAGACCAAAACCCGGTGCCACCGGCTCTCATCGTGAACGTATTGGCGGCACCTGTAGAGGTGTTGAGGTAGCGACATTGAAACGTACAGCGATATCTCCTGTTGTTGACTACAGAGACAGATCCGGTGATGTTTGTGATTGTTGCCGGAGTTCCGGTGAAGTCGCGAGTGTTCACAGTGTCTTGGGCGTACAACTGCACACCCCACGGAGCATTCCATCCTGGGCCTTTACGCCAAGAAGTCCCGTTGTAGGTGTAGAGGCCTTCGCTGCTGTCGTTGGAGCGGATGTAGGCGACCATCCCAGCCTCGGGGGCTGTGATTTGAACGTCTCTGGCCCCTGTGGATGCAAACGACATCACGGACTGTTCCATGAGGAAATTGTTGACGTCTGAGGCGGTGAGGACTGACGCTGCTGTGAAGTTTTTGAATCCGCTACCCATGAGGGTCTCCTAATAGGCGAGAAGGTCTGTGTCGAGGACGCCAAGTGTTGCTGAGTCTAGAACAAATGGCGCGTTTTCTAATGTTGGCGAAGTAGTGAAGGTAACAACCCAGTTCTCTCGGGTGATGGAATGTTTGACGCCTTCGATGATGAGAGTTTTTGTGATTTGGGCGCCGATGTCTTGTGGGGTGCGTTCTATTGTGATCCGGTCGCCGATGTCCAAGGTCACACATGGGGACTGGTAGGCGACTGCTCGGCGAGCGTTCACTGTGAGCTGGTCAATCCTCATTTTCGGATCTTTGTATTGCTGAAGTCTGGAGAGAGCAGTGCTGGCGGTGTAATAAC